CTACCCATCTCACCGGAAAAGCGGGCCTCCCCGGTACGCCAGAGAATTTGCTCGCATCTAACAATGTGATATGGAATATCGATCTTACCTGGTCCTTCCCTGATGGTTCAGGCGATACGGCCTATACGGAAATACAAAGATCCACAACGGATGACAAGGCTAACCCCCTGTTACTGGCGTTGGTACCGTACCCGGCCACACATTACCAGCACGGGCCAATGCGGGCGGGCGTCAGTCAGTGGTACCGTGCGCGCCTTGTTGATCGGATCGGTAACCAATCAGACTGGACAGACTGGGTGCGCGGTATGTCGAGCGATCAGGCCAGCGATTACCTGGATGCCATTAAAGACGAAGTACTGTCGGCAGAGGATGGTAAAGCATTAACGGAGCAAATCGACTTTAACATTGCAGGCATCCTGCAGAACACTCTGACCGGCATTCAGGGGGCGAAAACCACCTTCCAGCAGTTCGGCGCGGCGTATGCGGAAATCTCAAATGCGCAGACCCTCATTGCTGATGCTAACCAGGCGTTTGCGCAGTTCCAGGAGCTGGTTGCTGTTCAGTTTGCCGATAATGCAGCGGAAATTTATGAAGTTAAAACCGCGCAGGCCACGGCTGACAAAGCTTTTGCAGAATATCAGCTCACTGTGGCGGCCGACTTCAAAGGTGTGAACAGCAGCATCACCACCATTCAGCAGGCGCAGGCCAGCGCAGACCAGGCTTTCTCGCAATACCAGCAGCAGGTAACGGCTAAGTTTTCGGATCAGCAGTCAGCCATCAACGAGAAGATGACGGCGTATGCAGATGCGACCAGTGCCAATGCAATTTATACCCTCAAGGCCGGGGTGAAATATAACGGCAATTACTATGACGCCGGAATAAGTGTCGCAGTCCTTGCGAGTGGAAGTGCCATTACCACCCGCGTAGCGATTAATGCCAACGAGTTCGTGATGTTGTCCGGCAACGGGACCGCAAATATGTACTCGCCATTCGCTATCGTCGGTGGACAGGTCTTCCTGAATAGCGCATTCATCCAGGAGGGAACGATCACGAGCGCCATGATTGCGGGCTATATCCAGTCAAATAACTATGTCGCCGGCTCGGCTGGATGGCGGCTGAATAAGGCAGGCACCCTTGAAATGAACGGCAGCACAGGCGGTGGCCAGCTTAAGGTTAATTCGGACAGGATTGTATTTTATGACGCCTCTAACAGACCTCTGGTGGTAATGGGTAAGCCGTTATGATGCAGATGTTTATTGAGGGGACCAGCTTCGATGCGGCAAACTCGATGGGTTTCACTTACGTTATCGATCATATCGTTGTGAATGGCGTGGGCTCGAAAACTTATTCAACGTCGGGGTTTAACCTCGACGTGACCGCAATGAATAATACCCTGGCAAACAATGAGCAAAGCAACACCATCACCGCCTCAGTATCAGGTAACACGTTGTCATGGAATACCACGGTCCCGTTGCGACTGATGGTAACGGCCACAGCGAAGACAGGCGCTAATACGGCGTACGCCGGGTTTGCTCTTTATCAGTACCCCTCCAGTGTCAGAACTGTAAAGCTTGCCCCCGACTTCACGCCATTCGTTCTGACAAACGTGATTGATATTGAGCCAGGAGCCAGGACAGTTAACACCGGCGTCCCTGTGGGAGCAGGAATTATGGTTTTCATGCGCAACCGTAATAACGAAGGGGGAGCACTGAGCCGATCTTTCTTTAACCAGATAGAAAGTGGAGGGGCATATCAGCTGCAGTTCGCTAATGCGGGACAGAATCAGTACCCGACCAGGGCATATATATTTTCAAAGGTGTTGCCTCCCATGCCTGCAGCGGGGTTCTATATGTACCGCGACGGGGTAATGGTGTGGCATAACAACTGTCTGCCGCTGGACGCAAAATTCATAACTCAGTCATATATGGAGTCAGATCGGCCAATGGCAGTTACAACCGGGATTACTGGCTTTATGTATATTCCGCAAGATCCAGCAAACCCAAATTATGGATTCTCCAATTACCTCTGCTCAGGCGCCGGTATAGCAAGCAATGGAAAGTGGAGAACGAATAACACTGAGGTTTATCAGTCAACGCTTGGCAGCGTTAGTTTAACGGTAAAATCCTGGGTTGTAGGTACGAAAGTCATGTATATCGACTGCGATCCCTACGACAACTACTACAGACAATCCCTTAAAAAGTAGTCCTCTCACTCAATTTACATAACCCAGCT